TAAGATCAAGATCTGTAGAGAGACGCACGTAGATGGTGCCAAGCACATGCACGTTGCTATTGACTTCGGGAAGCGCTTCCAGTCGACGAACGCAAGGATCTTCGACTTCAAGGGACGCCACCCGAATATCAGACCTCTTAGAGACCTAATTCATTGGGCCAACACTCTTGTCTACCTTGGTAAGGAAGATGCAGATTGTAAGGCTGCTCCCCAAGTAATTAGGGCTGCCAAGGTCTGGTCTGCTGGTTCCTCAGCAGAGGCTATGCTATCTCTGGACGGGAAGCCTTCAGACATCGCCGCTCTCTGGAAGGCACGTCCACAGAAGGCACAACCAGACATTCCTGAGCCTCAGTTCACCTGGTACAAGGAGACACTAATGCCTCTTATACGAGGTAAGTCAGACTTCAGGAGCTGGTACTGGTTCTGCGATCGTGTTGGTAACACGGGCAAGTCTTACTCTTGTAAGTACTTGAGACGTCACATGTCTGAGGACGTTCGCTGCACTAAGTTAACTGGAAGAGTGAATGACTTCACGTTCCAGATAACTCGTTGGCAGGAGGAGGGCTGGTCTGGCAAGGTGTGCCTTGTTGACCTAGCCCGTGGCAAGGACGCACGAGATCATATCTACGAATGCTTCGAGGTCCTTGTTGACGGTTGGGGAGACACTGGGAAGTATGACTGTCCGTCATTCGACCTCAGTGTGCCTCCAATCGTCATTGTCTTCGCCAATTGGTGGCCCAAGATGGACCACGGCACTGGCTCAGCAGACAGGTGGAAGCTCTACAAGATAGAGCGTCCTGACCCGTCTGTACAACCGGAGGTTGTTGGTTGTTCTGCCCGCCGTATGAATCTTAATGAAGTGCGGGCAGAACAACGCGTCTTCGACGCCGCTGCAGAGGAAGACGAGAATGCGTATCCCGCAAGGAGACCTCGCGTCAACGAGATGCCCGTCTTCTCTAGGCGATAGTGACTCTATCTATAGCTTCTATAGTAGGTTCCAGTGGCTCGCGCGTGCTCGCCTTCAGCAGGAATTATATCGTTCGATATGATTACTACAGAAATGGACCTACAAGAAGTAGTTCGTCTCTACAAGCTGATCGTTCTCGAACTTAAGAGAGAGATGAGATCAAGAACTCAGCAGTACGAGAACGCTAAGGATAGAGTGCAAGTGCTTGGTCATAGAGAGAGTCTCATTCAAGCACTTCTCTCTGCTCGGGAAGAGATGGACCGGGCTACAGGTAGAGCTCAACATCTAGAGTGGTACTCAAGGGCTCTTGAGTGGACCATCACTAGCAATGTCGATCCCCTCCTTGAAGACGAGGACCTCTCACTCTTCTTCACTGAGGATGGACCTGTTCGTCTCCTTAGTGATGACGAAGACATCTACAAGGAGGAGCAGGAGTCGTTCATGCTCTATAGAGATCTCAACAGATAGCTCACTATATACTCGCTCGAGTATATTATCACGCCATTATGCTTCGTTGTCTGTCAGTCATTCTTCTCGGATATGTCTGACCACTGCTCGGAGCGGCTGTTAGCCTTGGTACTGGTTGAGGACCATCACCGAAGATCATACTAGAAGCATTGCCTAGTAGTTGTGCGTAACCACCTACGTCGCCTTCGTATGCTCTTAGTGCTCCCATTCCAGCACCGATGAGCTTCGGAAGTGACTCAGAGACCTTCTTAGCGAATCTCTCCATGAGTCCTGGTCCTGCAGCTGGAGTCAGTGGTTGCACTGCTGAGATCTCCTTGGAGGACTGTACGATCTTACCATACTGGTCAGTATCGGCATAAGAGGGGGTCTTAGCTGCTACAGTCTGTCCGATATACTCGATGTGTTCGAATGCTTCGAAGTTGTACGAGTCTCCAGCTACTCCAGAGATGATGATCACTAGAGGTCCATCTTGGACGTTACCGACCGAAGTACTGAAGGGATAGACTTGACTCAAGAACTCAAGCTCTCCTGGAGTACATGGTCCTGAGCTGCATACAGTTCCGTCCCAGTCTCCGTCACCAGAGGGTCTATTGATGATTGCGTTAGGAAGCTGCTGAGTAGACAGGAAGGTTGTTCCTTGCAACGAAGCGTGGTCCTGATCTTCATAGATGCAGATCGTTCCACTTCTTCCTGCCTCAGTTCCTGCATAACGCACTCTCAGGCCTGCCGCTACCATCCTAGCTTGCACAGAGCCTACTGCAGTGACTTGTGCTGTAGTATATGGGAGAGTTCCCATGGTAGAGTTGCCCTGGTTAGTAACTGCTGACAATGCTGTTGCGCTCGTCATCACCGAAGTCGATGTACTGAACGCTAGGACATTGCCGTTGTTACTAGCAGCAGGGTTCATCTGGATGAATCCGAACCCTGTCGTTCCTAGTTGGAACGTTCCCCTTGTGAAGGACCTTATCTTCTGACTTGGGAGTGGGAAGAGATCGCAAGGTACGCAAGCTCCTGGTTCCGCTTCGAATGGGTTACATAGCGTTGCCATGTACCTCATCGCGCAGTCGGAGACCTTCATTGCTACCTTGGGTGGTGCACGAGCCCTAGGAGCGTAGTTCTTCGTGACTGGATACCTGCTGTATCTGACGGCACTCGGGTCCTTCTTGCTGTAGGGCTTCTTAGCGTAGGGCTTGGTCCTGCGTACGTACTGCTCTGTCGCCATGGCTGTCTTCGATGGTCGTACTGGGACGTTACTTGTTGACATTCGATCGTTTTCTGACCCCCCGGAATGAGGTCAAAAAAGAGAATGGAACAAGTAACACACACACATACACATCAACACTCTAAGTCTTCGCCCGATGCCTCAGGCAACGAAGACTTACGTGATGATGACATTGTGAGTGAGACTCTCCTCATTGAGGAGGACTTCTTCAAGGGACTCGCTGTTAAGACAGAAGGGAACTTCCGTCTTAATAACCAGAGAGTCCTCTTGACTTATGCCAGATCGGATCTTGACAAGGGAGACCTTGACTCATTCCTACGGACTGCTTGCAAGCTACCCTCTGTTAAGATCAAGATCTGTAGAGAGACGCACGTAGATGGTGCCAAGCACATGCACGTTGCTATTGACTTCGGGAAGCGCTTCCAGTCGACGAACGCAAGGATCTTCGACTTCAAGGGACGCCAC